GTAAAGTTTGCTGAAGAAGAGGGAGCGAAACGTTTAGAGTTTGAAAAAATGATTAACGAAAAGCTAGAAGGTTTTGATGGTAAGTTAGTAGAATTTTCTAACGAACCAGCAGCAAAGAAAACAGCAAGTGTACCTGTAGCGTTTAAGGACATGACTAACTTTCAAAAGTTAAAGGCTAACGAAGCAAACGGGACAAGATAATGGCAACTAAATCAAAGTTTCTAAATCCTTTTACAAAAGGTGTTACTTATGAGCAGTTTCTAAAATCTCTACCAAAAGGAAAGTCAATAGACGAACACCTAAAGGGTAAATGTTCAGAAGAACAAATACAATGGTTAAAAACAGAATTAAAACAATTTAAACAAAAATAAAAATGGCAATAGTATTTTCGGGAACTAAACTCCCACAATCGGAATTAGCGGAGATCCAAAAGGAGATTTACGCAGACTGGGGAACGTTCAGAGATGGAGACGTTACCATTAATGAAGGTCACAAATCAAGCGCAGACGTTTACGAAAGTAAAGTTACTGTAAACATGGCAGCGTATTCTAGCTCGGCGGTATCAGCAGGATCAGACACTTTAGACGTTGATAAAACACCAGTATCTTTAACTAAGATTCAATTCGCAGATACAATTGATTACAATACTCTTTTAGAAACAAGATTTGAAAGAAGTATGGCAGCGGGTGCTTTTAATACAGTATCATCTGAATTTGATAACGCAGTATTAGTTGACATTTCTCCAGCGATTTCAGAGACAATGGAAGACGTAACATGGGATGGAGCAACAACAGCACAAAAAGCATTGATTGCAGGATTGACTCCAGGAGCAGGACAAGGTTCTATTTCAGCAGGAGCACAAACATTAGCAGCGGCATCGCCTACAAACTTAGTAAATTCATTACCAGCAATTATTTTGCATAATGATTCACAAGCGAAAGTTTCAGCGGGTGCAGGAATTGGAGACTACAAAAAAGTTCTTTCAATCTCTACTATTACAAGTGCAAACATCGCAGCACAATACGCTCTTTTGTATGCAACTTTACAACCTAAAGTTTTGAAGCAAGAAGATATCACTATCTACGCACCTTTAGCACACTTACAATTAATTAAGATTGCTAACAACGCAGTAGGAGCAGCACAACAAGTTAACTTCTTAGTAGAAGGTGATAGTGTTTCTTACAACGGTATTAAAATATTGTTCAAACCATTAGTAGGGTTTATGATTGCATCCCCAGCTAAATATTTACATATTTTAATGGATTTGACTTCTGATATTTCTCAATTGAAAACAGGAGAAAACGCTAACGGAGCAGAAACTTTCTGGTATAAAAACGTACAAGCGTTTGCAACTTGGTGTACAAATCAAAGATATATCACTCTTTACGGAGGATAGAATCAATATATCACAAAGGGGGTTAAAATCCCCCTTTATTAAAATTTAAAATTATGGCTTGTGATATAACATCAGGAAGAATAAAACAATGTAAAGACACCGTAGGGGGTGTTTCAAAACTCTATTTATACAACTATATTGCTGATCCATTTACGGTAACGGCAGGAGCGGCAACAGCAATGAATGTAGGGATTACTGTAGCATATGAGTACGACTTAGAAGGTAATGGACATATATTAGACGAACAATTAGTACCTAGTAGAGATGCTGGAACTCGTTTAAATACACAAACTGTAACGGCTATCTTGCAAAAGATTGACGCAGCAACAAGTGCAGAGATGAACTTAGTAGCAGCAGGTACGCCTCAAGCAGTAATTAAAGACAGAAACGGCAACTATTTTGCTGTAGGAATTACAGACGGAATTGATTTTACAGTAGCAGTAAATACAGGAAGTGCAAAAGCAGATTTGAATGGTTATACTTTAACAGGTATTTCAGAAGAGAATTTACTAGCACCTCTTTTAGATAGTGCAACGGTAATAGCGTTCTTAGCAGTAGTATAATACCCGACAACAAGAGTAAGAAAACCCTGTCTTTATGATGGGGTTTTTTGATTTATAGTAACAAATTACAACTAATTTAGTTATAATAGTAATGAAAGTTATTTCTCCGACAGACACAACGCACGTTATAAAGTTAATCCCTCGTTTCTATGAGATAGGATTAACAATTACTTTGAATATATTAGACGAAGCGACACAGGGAAGCGTGAGCCAATCCGTTACTACTGGTAATTTTACGGTATTAGATAGATATGTAAATATAACTTTCACAGATACGGAGTTCTCTGATTTAGATTTCTACAATAATGGTGAGTATCAAATTAAACTTACAGATGTAGATTCTGGTGAAATATTATACAGAGGTAAAATGATTGCAACAGATCAAACGCCACAAGATTACAAATTAACAAACGATCTTTACTCATGAGCAAAGAAAATATAGTACTATTATCATTAGGTAATTACGTTAGACCCGCAGTAGTAGAAAATAAGGGTAAAAACTGGGTTTTAAATGGTGTTAATAATTCATTTTATCAGGTTATTATTGATCGTTATAATGGTAGCCCCACGAACGCCGCTATTATTAACTCATACGTAGATTTAATTTATGGAAAAGGATTAAGAGCAAAGAATGCAGGGCGTAATTTAGTAGACTGGACAAAGTTCAAAACGGTTTTAAGCCGTAAAGATTTACGTAGAATTATATCAGACTTTGAGTTATTTGGCGAAGCATCAATGGAGGTGATACAAACCAAAGGAAAAGAATTAAGTTCTATTAGTCATATTGCAAAAAATTTAGTAGTACCAAGTATAGAAAATGAAGATTGCGAAATAGAAAACTATTTTTTCAGTAAGGATTGGGTAAGGTCAGGACAAGCAGCATATAAACCCGTAGAAATTCCAGCCTTTAGCGGTACACATTCAAAAGAAATGTATGTAATCAGTCCATATAAAGCGGGTAAGAACTATTTTTCTGATCCTGATTATCTAGCAGGCTTACCATACGCAGAAATGGAAGAGGAAATCGCTAATCTAAACATCAACTCTATACAGAAAGGATTAAGTGCAGGATATATTATTAACATTCCAGATGGTAATTCATATTCAGACGAAGAAAAAGACGAATTTAAAAAGCAAGTTAAAAAGAAACTTACAAGTACAGAAAACGCAAGCGACTTTATTATATCATTTAACGGTGTAGACGAGCAGATTACAATAACGCCTTTTCCTGTTAATGATAACATTCATAAACAATGGCAATTTCTAACAGAAGAAAGTAGACAACAACTTTTGACAGCTCACAGGGTTACAAGTCCAATGTTATTTGGTATAAAAGATAACACAGGATTAGGTAATAACGCAGACGAATTAGACACGGCTGAGGCACAACTAATGAAGCGTGTAATAGCACCAAAACAGGAATACATCATAGAGGCTTTAGAAACAATACTAACGCAGTACGGGATTAATTTAGAGTTAGAGTTTATACCATTATCAGAGGTTAAAGTAGTTGAGCCTGTAGCAACGGAGTTAAGCAACCAAGTGCAATGTTCGCACGATGACTTTGATGGCGTTTTAGAAATGTACGCACAAGACTCGCCAGAAGGTTACGATTTAACAGACGGGGCTGAATTTGATTTGCAACTAGCAGCAACTTCTAAAAGCGACCAAGACACGGATAAATGGATTGTTAGATACGCTTATGATAAAGGCACAAGCAAAACGCCAGAAGGGAAAAGTAGAAGTTTCTGTAATAGAATGATGAGGCTATCTAACAGCGGTAAAGTATTCAGAGAAGAAGATATACTAAAAATGGGTAAAGATGGCGTAAACGGTCAATTTGCGCATACAGGGGGTTCTTATTCTATATGGCTCTACGCTGGCGGTGTTAATTGTTATCACGTGTGGCAAAGAAGGATCTTTAAGAAACAAGAGCAGGAAAACGGAGAACTTTTTAAAGGTAATCCGATGCAGAATGTAAAACCTGTAAACGTAAACGAGGCTAAAAGACAAGGATGGAAGCATAAAGGAACTCCAAACGCAAAAGATGTATCAATAGCCGAAATAACAAAGCCAAATCATGGCAGTTTAAAATAGATTATGGCAATTAAACTCTTTATAACACCGCAACAAATAGCAAATACCACCATTTTAGGGGGTAATGTAGACAAAGATAAGTACTCTTTTGTCATAAATAACGTAATGATTACCACAATTGAGCCATTACTAGGTACAGAATTGTATGATAAGATAGTTACAGACTGGACTGCGGACACTTTAGCGGGTGATTATCTAACATTATTTACAGAATACGTGCAGCCGATTACATTAAACGAGGCAGCGGCAGAATACATTGAAATTTCTAGTTATACTTTAGGCAATAGCGGACTGTTTAAACACTCTCCAGCAGATTCTGAAGTAGTAGATAAAGATGAAGCACAATTTTTAGGCGGTAAATATCACAACTTAGCGCAAATGTATATCCTAAGATTCAATAAATGGATAGGAAACAACGTTATTACAGAATATAAGACTTGGCAGGATGATGTAAATGCTAGCAAGTCTTTAACAGTTAGAAGCGGGTGGTATTTTGGAAGTTCAGAGGTTAATAATACACAAGATTAACTATGATTTGCGGACTTACATTTGGAAGAGCCAAGCAATGCAAAGATAGTACGGCAGGATTTGATACGGTTTATCTATTTCCTTTCGTGAAATATAGCAAAAGCCAGATTATAACAGATGCCAATGTAGTAACAACATTTCCATCGACTACTATTTACAAGTTTGAAGTTCTTAGTGCTAATTTAACAGAAGATCAAAGCGAAGAGGGAGGTGGTAAATTTTACAGTCAAAATATTAGTTTTGATTTACCAAAGTTTGACATCGTAGATAATTTAGAGCTAGTTAAATTAATCAAAAAAGATTACAGAGCGATTGTATTAGACAGGAATGGTAATTATAGAATAGTAGGATTGTACAATGGTTTGATTTCAGAACTATCAAAGGTCACAGGAAGCGGTAAGCAAGACTTTAACGGGTACAAGTTGACAATGGAAGGGCAGGAGATTTTGAGTGCCTTATTCATTACCGATTTAGAAGATGCAGGATTTGTAATATCAGAAGATAATTTCCTTTTATTAGAAAATGGAGAATTTATATTGTTAGAAAATAACGAAAGAATAATTTTAGAATAATGAGTAAAAAAGCAAGTGTACTAACGCAAATAACAACACTCCTAGAAGGGGCGTATCTTTATGTAGTTGACTTAACACGAACGCCAGGAGATCAGTCTGTTATTATAACTAAACAAAATTTTGCAAACGACTTAGGAGAATCAACAGGTGAGCCAGTTAAGTCAACTACATAAAGATACG